AACGTTGCTTTAATTTAGCAATTGCTAAATCAATACATTTATCAACAGTTTCAGGAGAAATGTCTAAATCCATTTCATTACCACCAAGACGTGTCATAATGGTATCTACTAATTTTTTTCTAACTTCAACAATATTTGTATTCATATTACTAATATCCTTATAAAATTATTTATGATGCTGGTCCTAAATAGACGACTTTAACATATCCATTTGTTCCTGCTCTATTCTTAGACATACCACCAGCCCCATGACCACCATAAAGTGAAGCACCACCTGGCATATCTGGGTTTCCACCAGTAAATCCAGTAACTCTTCCTTGACCATTATTACCATTTTGTCCTTGTAATCTTGAAACAGAGCAAGTACCACCAATACCACCATTTGCATATAAGAAACCTTGAGCACCATATTGACCACCACCTGCTGTTTCACCAAATACTGATGTGTTGCCACCATTATTTCTACCACCAGCACCACCAGCACCAACTATTGCTGTATAAGTACCAGTTCCTGTATCAATATATCCATGTGCGTAAGCACCGCCACCACCACCTGAGTTCTGCCATCCCCATGTTCCAGATGTCCAAACCCATAAATTATTTCTACCACCAGCACCACCACCGACAATCCATACTTCCAATCTTGCAGGTTTTGTAATAAACACTTTGTGTTGTTTTGAAGAATCGTTTGTATCTAATAATGTTGAACCAATTTTCATATCCAAATTAATATATTCTGTTCTATCATTTTCAACTTTAAAGTTGGATATACTTGTTATATATGCATCACTAGAACCATATTGAGGTTTATATGAGACAACACATCTAACAGTTGTCCCCCAATCAACTGTAATTTGGTTTCCAGATTGTGAGAAACCTTCTGCTGTTAAAGTAACAGTAGAATCTGTTGGCATTGGAACAATTGTTAATGTATGTTTTACTAAACTCATTGGAACTGTATATACAATATCATCTTGAACTGTAAATGAACCAGATGATGCTACATAGTGTGGTGCTGTAACGTTGTAATAAACAACAGTTCCTGGAGTTACCCATATATCATTTCCTTCTTGAATAAATCCATCTGTACAAGGAATTCCTTGTGAATTTGTTGCTGATAAAGTTATAGTTGCATTTGGAGCATTGGTTGCTAATCTAAATAATTTTAATTTAACCAAGTTTACATCTATAGTTTTATCAGCATCCGCTAATATTGAACCTGTTTGTGTTATATAATGACTTGCAGATACAGTATAATTTGTTGATGTTCCTTCAGGAATAATAATATATCCTGATGTTGTTGAAGTATCATAGTATTGTAATAAAACATCTGCATTTTCTGGTGTTTGATTAATTGTTATGGTATATAATGTAATTAATGGATCTAAAAATTCCATACAAGATGTGAATACTTGAACATTATTGGCATTTCCTTGAGAAATCTCTCTAACAGAATAACATAATTGTTGATATGGAGTCAAAGCAATTGCTTTTTCATTATGCCATCTTCCACCATCTTTTAATATGATATTATTATATAGATAATATTTTTTTGGATTATTGTTTCCATCTAAAGAACGGTTATCTTTAATAATGATATCTATACATGCACTCCAATTTAAATTTGTCCATTTATCTATATTCCATTCTTCTGGTTCTGTAATTTCTGTATTACATCTCCATATATCACCATCATATTTTACTAAAGTCCCTACCGAATATGTTAATAATGGTGAATATATTCTAGCATTATATCCAGAATCAGCAGAAATTTCTAATTCATGAATTTCATCCAAATATCCTGGTTGTCTTCCACCCATACCACCATAAGGAATTACCAAATAATCAGTACCAGTATTAACGCCAGAATTTTCATAATTTTTTTGTAAGGTTGCCATTATAATTCCATAACTTAAATATATAGAATTATTTATTTTGACAAATCGTTATCATTTATGATATAATCTAAACAAAAAGGATTTGATATGTTAATAGCAGCTGGAGCATTGTTTAAAGCAACAAATACAGGAAGATATTTGTTTGTAATGAGAAGTCCAAAATCTTCTTATAGAGGAACTTTTAGTTTAGTTGGTGGTAAAGTTCATGTTGGTGAAGATGTTCTTAAAGGATTAACACGAGAATGTGTTGAAGAATTGGGATTTATTCCAGATATTACTAAATGGATTCCATTTAATAAATTCACATCTTTAGATAAAAAATTTACATATCATTCTGTATTGGCATTAACTCCTAGAGAATTTATTCCTAATTTGAATAAAGAAAATTGTGGTTATGCTTGGTGTGATTTAGAGAATCCACCTAGACCATTACATCCAAGATTAAAGGAAGTATTGTCATCATCAGTGTTAATTGATTGTATTAAAAGATTTAGTTAATAAAATCAATACTTTATGAGAATATGTAATAAAATCAATAACTTAATACAAATTTTGAAAATAAAAATAAACAATAAATAGAGATACAGTCAAAGAAGGAAGACAAAAAATATGGAACAAAAAATTAGAATTTTAAATGAAATTGTACCTAGTTTTATAGATTATCCAGATAATGTGTCTTTATCTCTTTGTGTTGTAATGATGGGTTGCTGCCATAATTGTAAAAATTGTCAGAATCCATTATTTCAAAATCCAAATTATGAAATTGGAACTAGGGTTGTAACCTTAGAAAATCTTATATTAGAATTGATAAATCTATGTAAGAGAAATGAAACAAATAAAATTGTTTTATCAGGTGGCGACCCATTATTCAAAACAAACCTTGAATTCACAAAGGAACTATTAAAACGTTTGGAAGGATATGATGTTTGTGTTTACACTGGATATAATATTGATTATGTTAAGGAAAATGATGTGAAAGGATTTAAGTTTATTAAGTGTGGAACATTCAAAGTAGACCAACAAAGAAAATCTGATAAGGACGATGATAAAATTATATTTGCATCTCCGAACCAAATGTTATATAATAGTGAATATAAACTCTTAAGTGAAAATGGGATTTATTATTTTAACTAATTATTAAAAATAAAGGAAAAGATGAACTATGTCTGAGAATAAAAGAATTATTAATGTGAGTTATCCAAAATTCAATCCAAATGAAGATAATCCATATCAAGAGGAAATGGATAAGTTTTTGGATATTGCTATTACTGAAGCAAATATCACAAGAAGTATCAAAAACATTACAGAATGTTTAACTAAATCATTGAAATCAAAATATGGAATTACTGACAAGGAAGAATTAAAGAAAGCAGTTAATGATATTCTTGCAATTCATGGTATGTCATCTGCCCATTTTGACCCATTAGCAACAATTTCTAAATTGACTTTTGGTAATGAAAAGAATGTTAATAACATTTCAGTTGATGATAATGCAAATAAAACATCTATCAATATGGAAGGAATTTGTGGTGAAGCATTTTTACCATATAAGAAAGTTGCAGGATATGATTATTTGTATCAAACATTAAAAGAATTGTATGGTAAAGAAGAAGCAAAGAAATGTTGTGCTTCAATGTATGATTTCTCATTAGCATTAAACGATTCAACAAAGATTATGATTCCTTATTGTTTCTGTATTGATGCTTCTAAATTAGTTTTGGTTGGAAGAAGTTTTGGACAAGTTCATTCTTCACCAGCTAAGAGAATTAGTACATATGTTTCAGTATTATGTGATACAATTAGAGAAATTAGTTTCAATATTGCTGGTGCGGTTGCTATTGGTTCATTCTTCTTGGATATTGCTCACTTGGCAATTTATAAGGAAAGAATTACATTAGATGACTTAAAAACAGATAAGAAAACGAGAAAATATATTGGAAACTGTTTGCAACAATTCATTCATAGTGTAAATCATTATTCACGTAATGCAGTTGAAAGTCCATTTACAAACGTTTCTTGCTTTGATAGAGTTAAATTATCATCATTGATTGGTGATGACAACTATGGTTGGTATTTCCCAAAGAAAGCATCTATTGTAGAAGATAATGAAATTAAAGATACAAAAGAAGATTATAAAAACTTTGTATTAGATTATATTGAAGAATTACAAGAAATGTTTATTGACATCTTTGATGAAGGAGACCCATTACGTAATGGTTTACAATTTCCATTCCCTGTAACTACAATTAACTTGGGCATTAAAGTTAATGAAAATGGTGAAAGAGAATTAGAAGATAAGAACAATAGATTACTTGATTATATTACTGGTAAAGATATTTCCAAATATAACATTTATTGTTCAGAAGGAACAAAGGTTGCTTCCTGTTGTCGTTTAATTAATGATGTTGAAATGATGTCATTGGGTGAAGGTGTTAACTCATTTGGTGGTTCTCAAATTTCTTTAGGTTCTCATCGTGTTGTTACAATTAACTTCGCTCGTTGTGCATTAGAAGCACAATCTTATGACGATTTCAAGAAAATTGTTACAGAACGTATTGAAGAAATGGCAAAAATTTTGAAAGCACATCGTGTTTTGATTCATAAATTGGAAAAATTAGGTTGCCAACCTTGGATTTCTAATGGATGGATTAATATGAGCCATATGTTCTCAACATTTGGTTGTTGTGGATATGTTGAAGCAGATAAGTTCTTAAAAGCAAAATTCAATCATGCTGATTATGACTATATGAAAGATTTCTTAGTTTATTTCAATGATGAATGTAAAAGAATTGCTGGCGAGATGAAAATGATTTGGAACATTGAAGCAATTCCTGCTGAAGGCATGGCACCAAAATTGGCAAAAGCAGATAAAATCATTTTTGCTGATGAAGATGGAAATTACAATTTTTAATAGGAAAGGAGATTATTAAATGGAAAATACAGTAATATTACATGGAAGTTATAAATTACCACCATTATATGCAAATCAATGGTGTTCATTATGGGAAAACCACACAATTCATGAAAAAATGAAAAGAGATGGTGAAATTAATTCATTAATGACTGGTGGTAGTATTGTTCATATTAATGTTGATTCAAAAGTAACAAAAACACAAGCAAAAAATTTGATTAATGATGCTATTAAGTATGGTATGGCACACTTTGCATTAAATGCTGTTTATGTAGAATGTCAAAAATGTGGTCACGTTCATAAAGGAAAATTGGATTCATGTCCAGATTGTGGAAGCACAGATTTAAAGCATTATACAAGAGTGATAGGATACTTCTCAAATGTAGAAGGATGGAATAAAACAAGAAGAGAATGTGATTTCCCAAATAGAAAATTCTTAAAAACAAGTGATATTGAAAACGAATTAGGAGCAGAATAAAAATAAGACCTCGTTTGAGGTCTTATTCATCAATAAATAATTTTATATAAGTTTTAAGGATATAATATGTCAAAAGATTTGTTAAATGTTAAAGTTCAAGGTCATTTGAGAATTACAGAAAAAGAAACTGGTAATGTTTTGTTTGATATGCATAATGATATTAATGCAGAAAACTTTTCATTAGCAATTGCTAATGCATTAACAGCAAATTCTGCAGGTTTTATTAGATATATGAAATTTGGTAATGGTGGTGCTAGAGCAACATCTTCAAACAAATACATTTATTCTGTTCCTCAAACAGTTGGAAGAGCTGCAACATTATATAATGAAATATCAGAAGCAACAAAAGATTTGAACATAACAGATGAAGATAATTATATGACAGTAACACATGCTACTGGTAATACATATACAGATATTCTTGTTAGAGCAACGTTAAAGAAACAAGATTTAAACGGTGTTTTGGGAAGTGATGGAGATAACAATTCAATCATTTCAGAACAATCATTTAGTGAAATTGGATTATTCTCTGGTGATAAGTCATTATTGACACACTTATGTTTTAGTCCTGTTCAAAAATCACAACAATCTTCATTGATTTTTGATTATTTAATTAGAATTGCTGTTGTATAATATTTTTGACAAATTAAAATAAAAGATATATAATAAAATTGTGGTGATTTAAACTCTACTTGTTAACCACAAAAAACAACTAACTAAAGGAGAAATTTATGTATATTAAAGAAGAGTTATCCAACATTGATATGAAAATTCAAGAGTTGGAATTAGAAAAAGAATCTATAGTCAGAAGATTTATTCAAGAAAGAAATGAAAGAGATAAAAAAACAATCATAAGATATTATGATAAACTTATGAGATTGTATAATAATAAGCATCCTGAGATATATAATAAAATTATAGTTACATGTTTTAAAATTAACACAATGATTTGTTGTGGTATGTGTGGTTCTGTTAATAGAATATATTTAAGTGATTTACTTAAACTTTGGTCAAATGGATATCTATATAAAGGTTATCCAATAACAAATGTAATGCTTACAAATTCTGGTCATTGGGAAATTTGTTTTATTAAAAATGGTAAAATAGAATCTGTTAGTGATAGAAATACGAAATTAGATGTTCATCCTTATCATCGTATGCCAAGAGAAATACTTGGAGAAAATTATAAACCAGTAGATAAGTATTCTGAAACATCTGTATCAGATTTATTTTATAAAGAAGATAATTAAATTATTTTGATTCATCATCAGGATTAAAAGCAAATTTAATCATTGAAGATTTTGGTCTTGAATAATAGGTTTTATCGTGACCAATATTATGTCTTCCTTGACCAACTATGAATACTAATCCAGTTTCAGAACCAATTCCTTCATTACCTGCTTTGGTATTGGTTCTTAATTCTTTTACTTGATTAGAACCTTTTTCTTTAAACATAACAGAATCTTGGTTAAATAATTTACCTAATCTTACTGCTTGTTCTTTTGTAATATTAGGAACAAAGAATGAATCTTCTTCACTGAGATTTCCATTAATTTCAACACGTGGTTGTCCAGCTTCATCAAAACCGCCTTTTGTTTTAATGAATCCTTTTAATCCCCATGCTTTTAATAATTTTTCTAATACTTTAGTTCTTTTGTGATTTAAATATCTTTGTTTTTCTCTGTTATTAATTTGTGGCATGCTTCTTTCTGCTGAAACTGCAGCAAATGATTTTTCTGTATCATCTAAATGTTTATTAAATCTTGATGCTTTTGTTTCATTAATATCACTTAATTTCATTTTTTCTTCCTTATTAATTAATTCCATATTATCTATATCATCAATTGGTGTTTCATTTAATATTGATTCATTTAACTCACTACCATCAAATTCTGTGTCTTTATTAAGATTTTTGATAAAATTATCAACATCAAAATTTAAATAATTTTTTAATTCATCTTTTGTTATTAAAATTTCTCTATCACCATCTATTTCTTTAATATGAAAATATTCTGGATCAGAATCTTTTTCTGGTAGTTTTGTGATAATATATTTTGTTCTATCATCGTTTGTAATTGTTGTTCCAATGATATCTGGTTCATAATCGTATAATTCTTCAACAGATTCATTTAATTCGCTTCCATCTCCTTCTGGTTCTGATTTTATATCATTATTCCAAGAATTTCTGAATCTGTTTGCTTTGCATGAATCAAAATTTCTTGCATATCCCATAACATCTATCCAAGATGGTAACATTTGTTCAGTTATGTATGCTTCTTCATAATCTGTTAAATTTGCTTTATAAACGACAACATTATAATATGAACCTTCACCTTCAACGATATGTTCTACTGCAAAATCATATCCATGATATGTAAAAACTGTATCATATCCTAAGTATGGACCTTCTGTTGGAATTTCTCCTTCATCATTTTCTTTTAATACAGATTCAGATATTTTTTTGTCATTTAATCTATTAACAACATCTTTAGCAATACTTTTTAAAATTTTTAATGAAGTACTTTCATATAATGAGATTTTATCTGAAGATTTTGTATCTTTTTTATTTTCATATTTTTCATATGGATTTCTTTTATTAGATAATGCTTTACTGATTCTCTTTTGTTCTTCTAAAAATGAAAATCCATTTAAATTTGTAATAGTTTTATGACCACCAGATGTTTTTAAAATAATTTCTGAAAGAGGAATTTTAAAACTATTTAAAAATTTACAGCATTTAAATTTATATTCTCTTTGTTTTTGTGTATCTTTCTCATTTGGTGTTAATTGAGATGGTTTGTAATTCATACAAGTATCTAACCATTTTTGTTGTTTTTCAGATACTAATAAATCATGTTCAAATAATGCTCTGAAATCATTTAAATTGAATCCAAAAGCGTTTGATTCATTTTCTGGTAAAATATTTTCTTCATAACATTTTTTAAGTGCTAAAATTGATATATCATATTTTGGTTTATCTAATAAAGGTTTATATTTTCCTTCAAATATTTGTTTTAAAACAATTTCACCTAAATCAATATCATTAACTTTGTCTGGATTCCAATTATTTGTGGATACTTGCATCATTCCAATTGTATCCCAAATCATAATAAAATATTTACAATCTGGATGTAATTTAAATGCTGTATATCTATCATAAGAACCAGATTTACGCATATTTCCACCACCAATTTGAACAACACAATTACCAATTACGGTATTTTTACCTTTGG